GAATGGATGGATTGGTCTCGCTAGCCCTGTTCTCAGCAATACCGGTACTGATCGGGGCTTGCCTATTAGTTGTTTTGGTATTGATACTCCGGATTCGATACGTGGTATTGGCCTCACTAACGCGGAGCTTATGCGACTTACTTCCTATGGGGGAGGCGTGGGAATATCCCTTAGTAGAATTAGAGGAAGAGGAGAAAGCATAACTGGAAATGGAAAATCTGAAGGTATTGTACCTTGGGCTAAAATTTATGATTCAACAATTGTTGCCACTAACCAAGGTTCAGTTCGTAGAGGAGCAGCATCAGTAAATTTAGATATTAACCATATTGATATCCATGAATATCTACAAATTCGTAGACCTAAAGGTGATCCTAATAGACAATGTTTAAATTTACATCAAGCTGTAGTTGTAGATGATGCGTTTATGAAGCGCCTACAAGATAGAGATAGCGAAGCTATGTCATTATGGTTAGAAATATTAAAATCACGTGTAGAAACGGGTGAACCATACATTATGTTTAAGGATAATGTTAATAAAGACAATCCTTTAGCTTATAGAATGAATAACCTAGATGTTAGTATGACTAATATTTGTTCAGAGATTACATTGCATACAGATGAAGAACATTCATTCATTTGTTGTTTATCATCTTTAAATTTAGCTAAATATGATGAATGGAAAAATACTGATGTAGTTGAAATTGCAACATATTTTCTAGATGGTGTAATGGAAGAATTTATTGTTAAAACTAATGGTAAAGATTCAATGGTTCGTTCTCACAGACATGCTAAAAAAGGAAGAGCATTAGGTTTAGGAGTAATGGGTTGGCATACCTTCTTACAACAAAAAGGTTTACCATTTAATTCATTAGCTTCTACAGCTTGGACCCATACCATTTTTAGTGATATTAGACAAAAAGCTGAAGCTGCTTCTCGTCAAATGGCTTTAGAATATGGAGAACCATTATGGTGTAGAGGAACTGGTATGAGAAATACTCATGTAATGGCAATTGCTCCTACTGTATCAAACTCTCGTATTAATAGCTGTTCAGCAGGAATTGAACCTCAACCAGCAAATGTTTATGTATTTAATGGTGCTAAAGGAACATTTATTGTTAGAAATCCTGAATTAGAAAAATTATTAATTGGAAAAGGTAAAAACCAAAGCAAAATATGGGATCAAATTTTAGCAGATAATGGTTCTGTAGCTAATTTATCTAATGATATTTTGACAGATGATGAAAAAGAAATATTTTTAACCTTCCCTGAAATTAACCAATTAGCATTAATTCAACAAGCAGCAGTGCGTCAAAAATATATTGACCAAACACAATCTTTAAATGTTGCGTTTGATCCTACTGATTCTCCTAGATGGATTAATCAGGTTCATATGGAAGCTTGGAAGTTAGGAATTAAAACTTTATACTATCTCCGCACAGATTCAGTAATTAAAGGTGATTTAGGTTCTAGAACTACAGATGATTGTTTAGCTTGTGACGGTTAACTATATGTATAAACACATTAATTAAATTATTAAAATTATGGCACGTAAAAAAGCAGTAAAAAAAGAAGTAGTCGAAAAATTGAGCATGGCTAAAAAAGCAATTAATGCAGCTAAAGCTTGGTTAAAAGGAAATGGAATTGAAGGTATACTAGGCCTAATTGTAGGTTTGTTCCTTTGGTCTTTTGGTTACAAAATCTATGCAGGATTCGCACTAGGTGTATTTGCTACACGTAATTGGGATTTAGTAAAAGGATGGTTGCTTAAATTACTAAAAAAATAAAAAATTTTTTTTTAAAAGTTTAAAGAGGGATGCAATAGCATCCCTTTTTTTTATATTTATAAGCATATAAATTGTTATTTTTAATCGTTATCATATGTTAAACAATATAAAACAAAAATTAATGGCTTTCAGAGACATATTCAAAGATGAAAATGATGTGAATGAAAAAAGTGTAATAGGCTTTATGTCATTTGCTGTAATGGTTATATTTGCAATTGTTGATTTAGTAACAGGTTATTTTAGTAAAGATTTAATAATTAATGAATTTATTTATGAATCATTTTTAATTATTACTTTGGGTTGTTTTGGAATCGCAGGATTAGAAAAAATCTTTAGTAATAAAAAAGAAAAATGATGAAAAAAATATTATTATGCTTACTATTATTAGTAAGTTCCCAAATTAAAGCTCAAAACAAGGCTCAAAATTTTGTTAATTCCCTTTATAAGGATTTCTTAAAATATGGAACTATATATGGTGCCGGTGAAGTTAGAAATTCAGTTGAAGCTCCTTACCCTACTTATGTTGTAAGAACTAATGAAAATGGTTCTTTATATGACATACCCAGAGTAGAAGACAATACAATAAAATATCCATTCGATTACAGGTATGGGTTTGGTATTAGAAAATTAGCTAGGTTTGATTATGAAAGAAAACCTAAAAACTATTATGATGGAACTGAAGATCAATTAGTATTTACAGCACCATCTTCTGCTATCCAGGGACTTGAATATCAATTTCATAAAGAATGGGAAAGATGGATGGGTAGAGAGTTTGATAATAGCAGATATTTCTTAAAACACACAGGTAAATACCACATTGTTAAAGCTGAAAGTAGAAAAGTTGATAGAATTAATTTAAAATACCAATCAGCTGAAACTAGAGCTAGGTTACCTATTGGGAAAAAGTTTTCTATATCTGCAGGTGCTATATTTAGAACTCATGATAGACCTTATGGTTATAATCCTATTGAAATTTGGTTAAATGAAACTGATGATACAGGTAATGCAGTAAACCCTTGGTATACTTTAGGATACCAATATGGTTATAATGATGTATTTTACACTCAAACTACATCAAACGGAGATACTACTCAAGATTGGTGTTGGGTAGATCCTGATGGTAATGAAGTAGCACATTCAGATCTAGCATTTAGAGAAAATGTATATCCTTTATTAATGAATCGTTATAATAATGAAATATGGTCTCAATTAAGTAGATTTGGTGAAATTGCCCCAGTCATAGGGTTTGATTTTTATCATTATGAATCTAAATTTTGGTTACATGCTTATGCTAACTGGATTTTACCCTATCACCATTATGTAATGGGTGATGAAGATTTTTCATATTTACATAGAGATAATTGGGGTAAAGGAGGACATAATAACTTGTTAGAAGGTAAACAATGGTCCGATTATAACTTTGGTGCTAATTTAGGTTGGAAAGTAGGTAAAAATTTAGGTATTTTTGTTGAAGGAGAGTATAGTAAAATGTGGGATAGTAAGTTATACCAAACCACATTTGGTTTAAATTACACATTTAGATAATAGAATAAGATGGCTAAGCAAATAGGAGAAGGAACTAAAATCACACTAGACTTAAAAACTATAGGAATTGTTGTGTTTTTTATAGCCACAGTTATTGGTATGTGGTTCACATTACAAGCTGATATAGAAAGAGCAAAAGCACTTCCTGAACCTGAAATAGAAAGAATGGAGTTTGATATGAAAGATGAACTTATTAGAACTACCATTATGGACACTCAGGATGATGTTGAAGATATAAAATCTCAATTAGAAAAAATTGATGAGAGATTATATGAGCTTCAAAAAAGAAAATAATATGAAAAATTTATTCTTATTCTTCCTTTTAATTTTTAGTTTTAACTTACAAGCTCAAGATTGGGTTGGTGATAGTGATTATAAAAAGAAAATCCATGAAAAATCTCCATTTGGGGATGATGAAAGTTCAATTGTAATAATTGAATTTTGGGCTAAATTTAATAGTGTTAACTCTTTTAAAGAATTTAATAAATTAAAAAACGTTACTCATTATTATAAATGTAATTTAGCCTCTAACCCAGAATTAAAGAAAAAATATAAAATAAGAATGGCTCCTACTATATTAATTTTTAAAGATGGCATATTAGAAGAATCTTTTAGAGCAGGATTAGATTTAGAATGTCCTGTTAGTCTAAAAGAATTACAAGAAACAATTAAAGAAACTCGATTATCTAATCAATTCTAATATTTATTAACATGCTATTAAAAGAAGGATCAAAAGGTAAAGAAGTAAAAGAACTCCAAGAATTCTTAGAAATTGGAGCTGATGGTATTTTCGGTAAAGGAACCGAATCATCTGTTAAAAAATGGCAATCTGAAAATGGTTTAGTAGCTGATGGTATTGTAGGCCCTGCAACATGGGACGCTATGGGATTAGCTACAACTGATTCCTCAGAACAAATTTACACTACAGAAAATGGATTAGTTATTGAAAAATATTTTTTACCTAAAGGTGAATATAAAAATGGACCTACAAATAAAGAATATGTTTTCCTACATCATACAGCAGGTTGGCATAACCCATTTAGAACAATTGATCATTGGGGTAGAGATAGTAGAGGTGCAGTAGCAACCGAATTCGTATTAGGTGGCCAATCAGTGAAAGGAAATGATTTTAAGTATGATGGAAAAATGGTTCAAGCATTTCCCGAAGGTGCTTATGGTTGGCATTTAGGAAAAAATGGTTCACAACACATGCACACACATTCAGTTGGTATAGAAGTAAATAATTTTGGGTATATTGTAAATGGTAAAACATATGCAGGCACTAGAGTAGAAGAATCTCAAATAGTTACTTTAAAAGAATCATTTAGAGGCCATAAAACATGGCACAAATACTCAGATAAACAAATTGAAGCTATTAGATTATGGTTACTATGGATAGCTGAAAGAGATAATATTGATGTTAGAGAAGGCCTCCCGTCTCTAATTAAAGAAAAGGGAGCTAAAGCTTTTGATTTTAACCCTGACGCTTATTATGGAAAAGTAAAAGGTACTTGGACACATACTAATACCAGAAAAGATAAATTTGATATGTTCCCCCAAGAGGAATTATTAGAAATGTTAATAACTTTATAAACAATGCAAACTAAAATTACAATAGTGGGAATAGCATCATTTTGCACTTATATGTGTACATACCTTTTTAATCTATCTATGGAAAACATGGAACAATATTTAGCTGTAGTAGCTGTACTATGGTTAGATGGGATTTTTGGTATTTGGGCGGGGATAAAAAGAGAAGGATTTAAAACTTATAAAGCACTTAAAATAACAAGAAGTACGTTTGTATGGTTAGCTATATTAACAGTAATTTTAATGGTAGAAAAAGGATTTGCAGGGACAGCTTGGTTATCTGAAGTAGT